TTTTAATGGTTATATGGCAGAGGTTATACATTGTGATGGACAATCTTATGAACCTACTCAGTTTGCAGAAAGTAAGAATGGTGTGTGGATACCAAAAGACCCAAGTGGAACTACATTTGGTACTAATGGTTTTCATCTTAAGTTTGAAAACGCAAGTGATTTAGGAAATGATAGTAGTGGAAACAATAATGATTTTACAGCAAATAACATGGGTGCAGACCATCAAGTTCTTGATAGTCCAACATTTGGGAGTTAAATAGATATGGCAAGTAGTGGAAATTTTGCAACCTTAAATCCTTTAGTAAAATATTCTACAGGTACATTTAGTAATGGTAATTTAACTTATGCTTCAGGTAGTGATGATGGTTATACTTCTACTATAGGTTTAAATTTTAAATCTTATTGTGAGGTTAGAGTAGATGTTATTAGTAATGATGGTGGAACAATAGGATTTAGAGGTGCTACAGATGAAGATGAATATTTTGATGTAGTATCTTTTCAAGAAAATTATCAATCTGGAAAGATATATCATTATAAAGGTAATAGTAGTCAATCTGTAAGTACAGCAGATATAGGAGGAACTGTATCAGCAGGTAATATTATTATGATGGCTTATGACCCTGCAACGTATAAATGGTGGGTTGGTGTTAATGGTATATGGAGAAACTCTGGAGACCCTGCTAATGGTACTGGTTTTGTATTTCAGGGCTCTGCTACTATGTTTGAAAATATGGGAAGCATACATTGGGGAGCATGGAATGGTACTTACACACATACTATAACTTTTAATTTTGGACAAGATTCAACATTTGGAGGACAAGAAACAGCAGGTGGTAATGCAGATGGTAATGGCTTTGGTGATTTTAAATACTCACCACCAACAGGATTTTTAGCAACTTGTTCTGGGAATATTGCTATATCAGATGACATAGACCCTGCACAGACTGATGACGATTATCCTGCTAAGAATTTTAATGTAGTTACTTGGACTGGTAATAGAACAGATGATAGAGCAATAACTGGAGTTGGCTTTGCTCCTGACCTCGTGTGGATTAAACAAAGAGCAAGTTTTGGAAATCCTAATATACTTACTGATACAGTAAGAGGTGCTACAAAAAGATTAGAATCAAATGCTGATATAGCAGAAGGAACAGATTCAGATGGTTTAAAATCTTTTACTAGTGATGGTTTTACTCTTGGTACTAATGATAAATATAATTGGGAAAATGGTTGGACTTATACTGGGTGGTGTTGGAAAGCTAATGGAGGAGTGACAAGCTCCAATACAGATGGTTCAATAACTTCTACAGTACAAGCAAATACAAAAGCTGGTTTTAGCATTATGACTTATACAGGAACAGGAAGTAATGCTACTATTGGACATGGACTATCAGCTAAACCAGATTTTATACTTACCAAAAGAAGAAGTGCTTCTCAAACTTGGGGAGTTTATCATACGAGTTTAGGAGCTACAAAATATCTTGCTTTAAATACTAATGCTAATGCAGGCACTAGTAGCTCTTTTTGGCAAGATACAGAACCTACTACCTCTGTTATATCTTTAGGTACTGAAGGTAGAGTAAATGCAAGTAGTCAAACCTATGTTGCATATGCGTGGCATTCAGTTGAAGGCTATAGTAAGTTTGGAACTTACAAAGGCAACGGCAATGCAGAAGGGGTATTTCTTTACTTAGGCTTTAGACCCAGATTATTTGTAACGAAAAAATTAGGTAGTGATAATTGGGTAGTAATAGATTCTGCAAGAGAAACTTTTAACGCAATGGGAGAAAAAATTTTAATGTGGGATACTAATGATGCAGAATTTGACCCTAGTGCTGTAAATTTAGATTTTGTTAGCAATGGGGTGAAAATGAGAAATACTGATGGTAAAATTAATGCTAATGCAACTGATTATGTTTACATGGCATGGGGCGATGTTCCGTTTAAGTATAACAATGCTTTCTAGGTATAAATAGAGGTAGGAGAAAAAAATGGGTAACGCAAGAAATCTTGCAGACTTATTGTCTGGGGGGGATAGTCAACTTACAGCTGCAGATATAGATGATAATTCTATTACTGCTGATAAACTTGCTAATAGTGCTGTTACGAATGCAAAAATATCTAATTCTACAATAGATGCAACTACAAAATTAACAGGTGCTATTCCCATTGCAAATGGTGGTCATGGATTAACTGGTTTTGGTTCTTCTGGAAGTGCTTTAATTGTAAATGATGCTGGAACTGCTTTTGAATTTGGAGCGGCAGCTGCTGATTTAACTCCTCTACAAAAAGACATTGCTATACTTAATTTAACAGATAATATTGCTCAAAGTAGAGGTTATCATAATTTATCAAGCATTGTAACAGATACTTTTGAAAATACGAATAATACAGGAAACAATACAAATGTTACATTGCAAACTGGTGGTATGGCTGTAGATGGAACTGCAACTGGAAGTTTTCAAAGTACTTCAACAACGATAACAAATGCAGTTACAGAAATGTCTTGTGTTATACTATATAAAGATACAACTGGTACAGCAACATTAAATACGGATTTAAAAGTAAGTTTGTCTGCTGATAATGGTAGTAATTTTACTCAAGTAACTTTAACTGCAGCTGGAACTGGCACTGTAAGCACTGGACAAATTACAGCAGTTTCTAATAAAGTTACTGTAACGAGTGGGACACAGGTTAGATACAAAGTAGAATATGCAAATCAAGGTGGTAGCAAAAGCACAAGAGTACAAGGCGTAACAATTATATACTAAGGAAAAAAATGGGAAACGCAAGAAATTTAGCAAGTTTATTATCCACTGACGACAAAGTTAAATCAGATGATATTGCAGATGGTTCAATTAATGCAGATAAGTTAGCAGGTTCAATTACTGGTGCAAAATTTGCTGACAGTGCTGTTGATGTTACATCAAAAGTTACTGGAACATTAGGAACTTCAAACGGTGGATTAGGACTTACATCTTTAGGTTCTGGTGGACAAGCATTATTAGTTAATAGTGGAGGAACAGCATTTGAATTTAGTGCTGTAACTTCTGATTTAACAGAACAACAACGAGATATAGCTCTTCTTGCATTGAACGATACTATACAACAATCAAGAGCATCACACGAACTTACGTCAAATTTAAATGATGCTTATGCTAATACTGACAATGTTACAAGTTTAAGTAGTGTTTCTGTTTCTGGTGGAAAGTCTAAAACCTCTAGTGCTCTTTCTGGAACTACTGTTTATATAAATCCTTGGCTTACATCAGGAACTTTTACTTCAATTGATAGTGCTTCTACTCCTAGTTTTACAATAAGTTCGCCTGGCACAGGTGCATGGGAAAGTGGTGGTTCTAATTTTACTTATGTTGACCATACGTCTTCAGCTCCAGGCGGTGGTGGATATTATATAGTACCACAAGGAACAACATATAATTGGGCAACAACAAAGGTAACATGGACTGCACAAGTAGTTACAAAAGCTGGTGGTGGTGGAGGTGGTTGGAATATGCAAATCACAAAAGCTGCACCTACTATTTGGACTGCTTATAATTCAGGAAGAAACCATACAGGTGGATATGACCCTAACATGGGTTTTAGCAGTGGTACTGCTAGTGTTGGTTGGCAAATAAGGTTTACTTACTCACCACTAGAAGACCAAAATAGTATTACACAAGAAAAAAGAAATAGTAATAGTGGAACTTGGACTAATATTAACCAAGCAACTGGAAATGGTTTTAATTCTGGTTGGTCAACACTAGATGTTGCTACTTCTGGATTAGTATATGCTGGTTATTCTTTTAAAGATGCAAATCCAAACTGGACAATAAGAAATTGGTTTGCAGTAGAAACAGGTGCTCAAAATGCATCAGGTAGTTATCAATCTACGGCAACAACAATATCAAGTGCAGTAACTCAAATGGGTGTTGTAGCATTAGTTAAAAATGCAGCTGGTTCGGCAACATTGAATACAGATATAAAAATTTCTGTTTCTGCTGATAATGGTAGTAATTTTACTCAAGTGACTTTAACATCTACAGGTCAAGTTCTTTCAACTGGTTTGAATACAATTATATCTGATAAAGTTACTGTTACAAGTGGAACACAATTAAAATATAAAGTAGAATTTGCAAATCAAAGTGCTTCTAAGTCAACAGAACTTCATGGTATTTCATTAATCTATTAGGAGAAATTATGTCAAGTGCAAGAAATTTAGCAAACTTATTGTCTGGTGGTGCAACAACAATTGCAACAGCAGATGTAGCTGATAGTGCAATAACAAATGCAAAACTACAAGACGGTATAATTACATCTGGAAAAATAGCAAGTGGTACAGTAAACTTGTCAAGTAAACTTACTGGTGCTGTTCCTATTGCAAATGGAGGCACAGGACTTACAAGTTTAACTGCAAATAAAGGTGTTATTGTTAATTCAGGTGGTGATGGTTTAGAATATGGTGACGTGGTTGCTGACGTAAAACCAGTGCAAAGAGATATAGCATTATTAATGTTAAACGATAGTATAGAACAAAACAGAGTAAAATTTACTGGTATTAATATAACTGCTGATATTTATCAAGATGCAAATAGTATTACAAGTTTAACGAACACCTCTAGAAATGCAAGTGAGTATGTAAGTATCACAGATGTTAGTGCAAATGCAACAGGTAGTTATGAATCTACTGCAACAACAATATCAGCTGCAGAAACTAAAATGTCTTGTACTGTATTATATGCAGATGCAGCTGGTACAGCAACACTAAATACAGATTTAAAAGTAAGTTTGTCTGCTGATAATGGTAGTAATTTTACTCAAGTAACTTTATCTTCAACAGGTAATACTTTTTCTAGTGGAGTTAAAGTTGCAGTTTCAAATGAAGTAACCGTAACGAGTGGAACTCAAGTTAAATACAAAGTAGAATTTGCAAATCAAAGTGGTAGTAAAACAACAAGAGTTCATGGTATTGCAATGGTGCATTAATAATGAGTAAAACAAAAGACATAATAGATGAAGCCTTAGGTGCAGTGGAACTTGCAAAGTCCGAACCTGTGCAGAAGAAAGTTATACCTAGACCTAAAGAAAATAACGAAGACCTAGAGAATGATTACAAGTACCAGAGAGAGAACTTCTACAATCTAGTAGAGAAAGGTACAGATGCGATTGAAGGTATATTAGAAATCGCAAGAGAAAGTGAACACCCTAGAACATATGAAGTAGCTGGTAATCTAATCAAACAAGTCGCAGAAGTTACAGAGAAACTTGGTGACCTACAAGAGAAGATGAGAAAATTAAAGGAAGTTCCAAACAACGCACCAAAGAGTGTAACGAATGCGTTGTATGTTGGTTCGACTGCTGAGTTACAGAAGATGTTAAGGGATAGGAAAGATGACTGATAGTGTATATCTAGGTAATCCTAATCTAAAGAAAGCAAATGTCCAACAAGAGTGGACGAAAGAAGAACTTCTCGAATATAAAAAATGTATGGACAGTCCTCAGTATTTTATTGAGAACTATGTAAAGATTGTTTCACTAGACGAAGGTCTAATACAATTCAAGATGTACCCATTTCAAAAAGAGATGGTTGGTACATTTCACAAAAATCGTTTTACTATCTGTAAATTACCTCGTCAGTCTGGTAAGTCCACTGTGATGATTTCCTACCTCCTACATTACGCACTATTTAATCCAAGTGTTAATATAGCTATACTTGCAAACAAGGCTGCAACTGCAAGAGATTTGTTAGGAAGACTACAACTTGCATACGAACATTTACCAAAATGGTTACAACAAGGAGTAATGTCTTGGAACAAAGGTTCGTTAGAATTAGAGAATGGTTCTAAGATACTTGCATCATCAACATCTGCAAGTGCAGTAAGAGGTGGTTCATACAACATTATATTCTTGGACGAATTTGCATATGTTCCTTCAAATGTTGCAGAACAGTTTTTTAGTTCTGTGTATCCTACAATTTCATCTGGTAAATCTACAAAGGTGATTATTGTTTCAACACCACATGGTATGAATATGTTTTATAAGATATGGACAGATGCAGAAGAAAAAAGAAATAGTTATGTACCTATCGAAGTTCACTGGAGTGAAGTTCCAGGCCGTGATGACAAATGGAAGAAAGAAACAATTGCAAACACAAGTGAACAACAGTTTCAAACAGAATTTGAATGTGAGTTCTTAGGTTCTGTTAATACATTAATTGCACCATCTAAACTCAGAGTACTTGCATACAAACAACATTTACAAAAGAATGCTGGAATAACGGTTCATAAG